GGTGACGATTCAGTCAACATTAATGCTTGGACAGATGCTCCAAAGTATCTAGACGAACACTATGGGGATCGCGCACGCGAGCAGGCGTCATACGAATCCGATTGGGGTTAATATGTCTGTATATCCGGATATAGCAAACATTAGTATTCATCGTCTGGTACCATTCTTTTGTATGTCATCGTACCTTTATTACAAACAAAATAAATGCGTTCTTACAGACGGTGACTTCGATCTTTTATGCAAGCGAATGTTAGAAAACTGGGATGATATTAAGCATCCCCACAAATATAAAATACGTAAAAAAGATCTAGAAGCTGGTACCGGTTATGCAATAGTCTATACTAATATGATTGTAGGATCTGCAGAGTCTTGGTATAATGCTTGGGAAAAGGAGTGCGGTAAATGAGTATGCATCTTGTCCGTGGTATGACTAGTCTTAATACTAAAAAACGTAAAATGAAAAATGCACCTGGCTTTAAGAAAGCTTTAGAAGAGCATAACAAATGGCTTCGGAAAATGGGTGTTCATCCAGATCAACTCAAAGATAAGGATAAATCAAATGGCTCGAGTGTTCCGAATTATGCAGAAACACGTTTCAGCGTCCCGACGTCGGACGTCATTACACCCATCCAGGGAAAAACAAAAGCTAATGAATACTCAGGCGAATACATCATCGGTCTTGCCACTCTTCACAAGTCAAACACAGTACCGGTCGGTCGAGGAGATAACCCAGAAATATACGCAAAAATGAGGCGTGGATGAAAATAGGGGGTTTACATTCCATTGAATCTATGGTAGAATGCTTGTATAATAAAATTTTGTTGAGGAGCAAATATTATGGCTATTAGAAAAAAGCAAAAGAAAGTGGTACCAACACGTCGTCGTTTCGGACTAAGTGCTGTACCAATTGAAAAAGGCTTCGATCAGGTTCTATATTATTTTCAAACTGAAATGTCGAATTCTGATATATCTAAGATACTGAAAAACTATCTTAAAGAAAAACATAAAAAATCTGCTAATCTACAGTATATTATGTCTTGTCCTGAATATCATTTCTATTCACATCCTTCACGTGCAGCAACAGCCTTCTGGCTGACACATGCTCCGAAGAAGGATGACGATGATAAGTCTAAGGCTTATTCATCGGGACTATCAAAATGGACTTCTGAGATGATTTCCCTTGGTAAAGAAATTTACCAGGATAAGCTAATTAAAAAGAACGATTCTGATGCACGTCCTAGTATTTCGCCTATGGAAAGGCTTAAGAATAAGATTAGTAATACTATTATGCAGGATCTTCTTGAGTTAGAAGATCAATGGATAGACGGCGAAAAAACTACTATCGACGTTTATAGTTTATTTAAGAAACACGGTTTGGCAGGATCGGCAACATTGCCTGTCCGCCAGGTGATTGAGGGATGGTTGGTAGATTATGAAGATGCTTATCATAAGCGTTGTGATGATGCCGTCGAGGGTTACTCACATTTGAAAAGGCCCGAACTCAATCGCCGCATTAAGTCCTGTCAGGAAATGCTCCTCGATCTTGATAGGATTAAGTCTGCTGCCAAGGCACAACGTAAGACGAGAGTCAAACAGCCTAAGGCAGCAGACAAACAAGTTTCAAAGGTACAATACAAATCTGAAGATTCTAATTTTAAATTGGTTTCAATTAGTCCTATACAAATTATTGGCAAAATCAGATTGTATACCTTTAATACAAAATCCAGGATGCTTACCGAATACATTACACAGAGTGTTGGTGGATTCGAAATTTCTGGTACTACAATTAAGAATATCGATACTGTGAATAGTCGAACAGTTAGATTACGTAAGCCTGATGAATTTTTACCAGGTGTTCTAACTAAGACCGTTAAGCAAATCGATACCGAATGGAAGAAGCTTACCACTAAGACAACTATTCCAAATGGTAGATTAAACTCAGACACAATCCTATTAAAGGTATTAGATAAATGATTGAAGATAACTTTTTGACCAAGTCAAAATTTACTAAGCTTATCGAAGCAACAGTAATCGAAACGAAATTATCCTATATGGATACTATCTTACATCTTTGTGAAAGGAATGAAATTGATCCTGAAGATGTAAGAAAATTTATATCACCTATCATAAAAGAGAAATTAGAAGCTGAAGCTATGGCTTTAAATTTTCTTCCAAAAACAAATTCATTGGACTCAGCTTTTTTTGAATAGATCGATATATAATATGTTTACAAAACAACGAAAATACGGTATAATAATTCAGTTTAATACTTCAGCAAATACAAGGAAATACAAATGACATTCGAAAATCTAAAACGTAATCGTGACCAAATCCAGAAACTAGTACAAGCAGCGGAATCTACCGGTGGTGGTACTGAAAAGAAATCATATACAGATGATCGGATTTGGAAGCCAACCGTAGATAAGGCAGGTAATGGATATGCAGTACTACGATTCCTCCCAGCAGCAGCAGATCAAGAACTACCATGGGTCAGATACTGGGATCACGGATTCAAAGGACCAACTGGTCAATGGTATATCGAAAACAGCCTTACTTCTATTGGTCAAACTGATCCAGTCGGGGAACTTAACTCGCGCCTTTGGAACTCGGGTGTAGAATCTGATAAGCAGAAAGCTCGTGACCAAAAGCGTCGTCTTCACTATGTAACGAATGTTCTTGTTCTTCAAGATCCTTCTGCACCACAGAATGAAGGCAAGGTATTCATCTATAAGTTTGGTAAAAAGATCTTTGATAAAATCATGGATTCTATGCAGCCAGAATTTGCAGATGAAAATCCTGTTAACCCGTTTGATTTTTGGGAAGGCGCAGACTTTAAATTAAAGATCCGTCAAGTCGAAGGATATCGTAATTATGATAAGTCTGAGTTCGCTAGCCCATCTGGTCTATATGAAGGAAATGAATCCCAGTTGGAATCAGTTTATAACCAACTACATGATCTCAGTGAGTTTACGGATCCAAAGAACTATAAAACGTATGACGAACTAAAAGCAAAGTTAATGCGTGTTCTCGGTGAAGAATCAACTGCAGGTGCTTATACTATTAAGCAGGAAAACATGATTAATGAACCTGTACCAGCACCTCAGCCACGTATGGCAGAGCCAGTAACGGCAGAGCAGATTGATACGTCTGGTGATGAAGATACTATGTCATATTTTGCACGATTGGCAAATGACGACTAATTAGGTAAGCCAACCAATTAGGCCTAGTCGCTGAATAAGATTCGGACAAAAGTTGGTACACAATAAAGGAGAAAGACTACTTCGGTAGTCGGGGATTAGGGAGCTTCGGCTCCCTTTTCTTTTAGTGGGATAATAGCATATCTGATGCATCAACCGGGCTTTGTGCATTTCCTGGAAGAGAAAATCCATTTGTTGTTGACGATGTCGATGTTGATGGTGCTAAAATAATTGGCGCGGATCCGCCTGGTCCAGGTGGGACTGCCGATCTTAATCCTTGAACGCCTTCATACTTTTCTGCCCTAATATTTGTATCTGGTTTTAATACAAATTTCCCTTTATCATTTTTAGTATATCCAGCATATTCATATACAGAATTAGGAATACCCATAACTGCTAGTCGCGTAGGATCATACCATGCCCGTTCAACGTTCGGGTCAGGTAAAGTGTTTCTTAAGATATATTTTGTAAGTCGCTCAGACATACTACCAACACTAGCAGTAACTTGTCTAATTTTACTAGTAGGATTAGCAAATGCTTCTTTAAAGAAATTCTTTACTGCTTCCCATGCAGGATCGACCAATGCAGTTAGGCTAAACTCTTTTAGTTTTTTCGATGCATCTTCAAATCCTAGTTTATCAGCAAACCATGCCGGCAATTTAATAAACAATAAATCTATAGCCTCTGTAAACCCTTTAATAACTCCTTTTATACCACCTTCGATTCCCGATTTAATTCTATCTAATAATTTTTTATTATCCCCTTCCATAAATCCATCATAAAATCCTACAAAGAAATCAATTGCAGAAATAATAATTTGGAAAAATGGTC